GAAGTGGATGTAGACCCCCTAAAGGATATAACTTTCTACCTAGATTGGTAAATTATATTAAAATGGATAGTGCAGCCTCCCCTACATTTCCACTACGTTGGATGACAAGAACTCAAATTTGGGATAATTTTAAAACTGTAATACCGGGATATGTAGGCATTTTTTACACTCAACTTGTTAGAGCTTGTAGCTATGATAAATGGACTGCTGCTGCAAACCCTAGAGAGCCATTAACTTATGCTAGTGTAAGTCAAGGAACTTATAATTTTGCTAATAATACATTGGGAGCTTCTGTTGCTTACAAAGGTCTTTATCAGACATACTATCAAAAAATGATAGAGCAGATTAAATCAAATCCTAGAATAAAGACAGTATATGTTAATCTAAAATTAACTGATATGAATAATTTAGATTTAAGAAAGTTAGTTTATATTGAAGGGTACTATTACAGAATAAATAGAATTATAGATTACAAACCAAACAATAATGAAGTTACAAAAGTAGAACTTGTTCTTTGGGAGGATAAAGGATATATAGCGGTAAGTACTGCTTTTAATAATAATTAAGAAATGGAGCAAATAAATAGCAGAGGGCAAGCGTTAGAGGAAGGTTTAGATGTATTTATATCTGTTCCTTTACTCTCTAATGAATATTTATCATTTAATGATTCTTTCACGACATCAACATTAAGTGCTACTAATATAATTACATCAACTTCAAATTACGCTACAGAAGCAGTAGCATCTGTAGGTCTGCCAACTTACACTAACTCAAATTGGTATAGGTTTTCATCAGGTTCAGAGATTGCTGCATCCTCAATTAACAATACAATTACATTACCTGTATCTGTATCAAGAGGTATAAGTAGTACTTCAGGAATATTTCAAGAACTAAAGCAGTTGATTAAAGGTAAAGAGTATTCTATCACTATAAACTTTCATAGTTCTGTAGAAGCGGGTACTTTTGGTATTTCAAGGATTTATTATTCTACTATTCAGCCATACGCATTAACACAATCTGATATAGTTACTTACGAATTACCTACAAGTAGTATAACTCTTGATTTCCAAGCGTATAGCACAGCAGATATACTTTTTATTGATTTTACATCAGATGTAAATGGAAATTCCGCATCTATATCATCAATTAGCGTTAAAGAAAAAAATAATTATTTAATGCCTGTGGTTACAGACTTTGCAGGTTCAGGAATAGCTAAGGTTTTAAGAAGAAAATACAATTCATCAATCCCTTTAGATGGAGGGCAGCCAAAAGAATAATGTCAGCATATAAAATAATAGATGAAGCGTTAAAAACTGCAGGTCATTTCTATATTGAGTTGCTTCAAACAGAGCTTGTGTTTCAGGAACACGTAGCATCAAAGAAGTTATATTCATCTTTTAAGCCTGTTGTTTCAGAAAGGGGAGGTAGTTTATTTATGGAGGTTGTAAATGATACTGAATATATGTGGTTGGTTAATAACGGAAAGAGCAGAGTTCCTAATGTTACATTTGAGGATATTCAGGCTTGGAGCAAATTAAAAGGCTTAAACTTCTCTAAAAAAAGGATTTGGAGTGTAACGGAAGAACTTAAACATAATTACTATACTGCAGGTGGACTACTTGTTGCTCCAAGAAGGACAGGATTCATAGATTATGCTTTTGGTATTGCAGACTCTATGGGAATAAATAAAATGGTAGAAGATGATATATTAAAACAGATTGATGCAGAAATAGGTAAGTCAGGAGAAAGTAAAGCAATACAATTAACGATAAGCTAAAATAAAATTATGGCAATAAAAAGCAAGGTAGCAATAGAAGTAGAAATCAAAAACATTAAACAAGTTGCTGATTTAAAAAACTCACTAAAAGACTTAAGAAAAGAACAGAAAGAAGCTGAAAAGTACGCTAAATCAGGAAAATTCACATCGAAAGAACAAGAAAAAGCATATATAGCTAGAGCTAAAGCTGTTGATAGAGGGACAAAGGCACTTAGAGATATGAATAAAGCTCTAAAGCAAAACAATACAGACTCTAAAAAAGTTACAAAGTCATCTAATGGAATGGCAAAGCAGTTTATTAAAGGTGCTGCAGCTATCGGTGTTGTAGTTGGTGCATTTAGAATGATAAGTAGAGTTATTAGTTCAGTTGTTAGTGTTTTTACTGAATTTGAATTTGTAATGGCGAAAGTAAACGCTGTTTCAGGTGCTACAGATAGTCAATTTAAAGCTCTTAATGAAACTGCAGAGAAATTAGGGAGAACAACATTCTTTACAGCTACACAAGTTGGAGAACTTATGTTAAATTTTTCAAAATTAGGATTTTCAGCTAATGAAATACAAAATGCAGTAAAGCCAACTCTTGATTTAGCTACCGCTACAGGTAGTGATTTAGCTAGAGCCGCAACAGTAGCGGGTTCTGCTATACGGGGATTCGGATTAGATGCTGACCAAACAGGAAGGGTTACTGATGTTATGGCGGTTTCTTTCAGTCAGTCTGCTATGGATATTGAGAAATGGCAAACTTCTATGACTAAGGTTGCTCCTATTGCTAAGGCGGCAGGATTCTCTATTGAAGATACTGCAGCTATTATGTCTAAATTGGCTGACTCGGGTATTGAGGCTTCTATTGCGGGTACGTCTTTAAGAAATATATTACTTAAAATGCAAGACCCTACATCTGACTTATCACAAGCATTTGGTGGTACTATTCATTCGTTAGACGAGTTAGTCCCTGCTATGAAAAGCTTTGTAGATGAAGGAGGAGATATGGCTGACATTTTACAGGTTGTTGATTTAAGGCAGGCTGCTGCTTTTGAGCAAATGCTTAGTAATACGGATGGGATGATTGAGCTTAGGAATGAAATGAAGGAGTCTAGTGGAGAGGCTGCTAGAATGGCTCAGATTATTGGGGATACACTTCAGGGTTCTTTCCTTAAATTCACTTCAGCTATTCAGGGGTTATCTATAGGAATAATGAAAGATTTTGTAGGGGGATTACAATCATCCATAGAGAAACTTGCTAAGTTCACAAACTTCTTAACTGACAATAGCAAGGTAATAACTACTAGTATAAAAGTAATAATAAGACTAGCTAAATATGTCGGGGTGTATAAGTTGTTAATAATGGCTCTACCTACATTACAAAGAATATGGACAGCTACATTAGCATCTACAACAACAGTATCAACAGCAGCAGCAGTAGCCACTAATGTACTTGCGGGAGCTATGGGTAGACTAAAACTTGCTTTTAATGCACTAGTAGCCTCTACAGGTATTGGATTGGTAGTTATTGCACTTACTGAAGGAGCTATGGCTCTTATGAGGTGGGCTACTGCTACAGATGATGTTGTTATAGCTACAGAAGAATTTATTGAAGTTGAAGGGAAATTACAGAAAATAGTTGATGACACTAATACTATTATGAATCAAAGGTATGCTGATACTAAAAAGGGAGCTGAAGATGCTGTTCAGGGAATACTGTCAGAAATACAAGAAAGAAAAAACTTACTAAATCAAGGGAGTATTAATTTAGGGACATTTTTAGGGCAAAGTAAAGTAATGTCAAAAGAAGAAAAGGATGCTTATGATAAATCTATTTCAAGATTGAATACTAGATTAGCTTTAGAAACAAGAAATCTTACTGAAATAACAAAAAGAGATTTCATTAAATCTCAGCAAGAAAAAGACCTACTGTATATTCAAGAAAAGAAACTTAAGAATGCAAAAGCCATTTCAGTAACAAATGAAAAAGATTTAGCAGCTAAAAATAAATTAGTAAAATCTATAGGGGCGGAAATATCAAGACTAAAATCTTTAGGCATAGAGAAGAAAGAAAATAATAAAAAATCTAAAGTAGATAACACTCTTGCTTGGGCTAAAGTAGATTTAATGAAAGAAGTTTTAGCAGGCACTAAAAACTTAAAAGATGCAGAGAGAGAGTTACGTAATATGGCTCTGTTAAGGTTAGAGGCTGACTTAGCATCACTACCTGTAACTGTAATGAACGGTCAAGTAAGATTAGAGATTGAGCAGAAA